ATCGCTGATTATGAAGCACAACTTGAATTAGTCGAAAACTTAGTGAGGTGTACGAGAAATGCCTAGTTATGAACAGTGTATTCTCAAGCTGTCTGAAGCAGAGCGCCAAGCTAATGAAGGCATACTAAAAAGTATCCAGGACGCGCCAGACAAAGAGATTGCGATTGCCGAAGTGGTTAATAAGATATCCAGGGCAAAGCGAGAAGCAGCCATGCAAGCAGTCGTTATGAAGCGTAGGCGCAACGATCTGTTGATGTACCAAGGTGGCAATGAGTTCGACAAGCTGATGGCGTTGCTAACAAAAGATGTAAGGCGTGGCGCACCATACGCAAACATTGAATACAGAGGGCGCACATACTCTAGGCGCTTCCACGCAAAGATGGCGCGAATGCTCAAGCGATTTGAGAAGAAAAACCTAGGGTGGACTGAAGACGCGCCTACGATGAATAAGTTTATCCGCGCTGTTTATGGCGAGGTGACAGATGATCCTGAAATCAATGCGTTTGCAAAAGATTGGCATAAGCTGGTTGATGAAACGGTTGAGTTAAAGAACAAGTTTGGTGCGTCTATCTCAAAGAACGAGAGCTTTCTGCTACCACAAAGGCACGATGCGCGAGCTTTACTAAAGCTTGGTGCAACCAGGGAAGAGGCGAAGGATGCGTGGGTTGAGATGATTACACCCATGCTAGACAAGCGAAAGATGCTTGATGATCAAGGCAAACCACTTACAGATCAACAACTTAACGAGACTTTGCAATTTGTTTTCGACAGTATTGTTACCGGAGGGTTAAATAAGCTAAAAGAGTTCCAGGCTCCGTTTGCAAATGGGCGCAAGCTTTCGCGCAAAGGGTCAGACCAGCGCGTTTTGTATTTCAAAGATGCAGAGAATTGGATTAAGTATCAAACTGATTTTGGGCGCGGTGACGTATTTGGGACGCTTACAGACTTTATTGAATCTTCAGCTAACGACATAGCCCAGCTTGAGTTGATGGGGCCAAACCCAAATACCACTTTTGAAGCTTTCTTTGCGATGGCTCAGCGCGATGGAAAGTTGACTGCATATCAGCAAAGGCGGTTGCGGGATACATGGAATGTCGTATCGGGCAAAGTCAATGAAGGGCAGCCCACTGGTTTTTCTGATTTCTTTCAAGGTTACCGAAACATTGATACAGCAGCGTTGTTAGGTAGCGCGGTAATCTCTGCCTTGTCCGATATCGGGTTTCAAGTCATTACGTCAATGTTTAACAAGATACCTACATACAAAGTATTAGGTAGATTTTTGTCGCAGATCGCAACGGGCGAAGGAGATAAGCGGATTGCAGCGCAAATGGGCCTTGGTGCAGATGCCTGGATTCATACTGCGCACTCCTCTAATCGATACGCAGACACCTATGGCGTGGGGTTTACGTCGAAGCTTGCTAATAGCGTTATGAAACTGTCCTTACTTGAGCCGTGGACAAATGCAAATAGAAGGGCGTTTGGCATGGAGTTCTCAGGGGCTATTGCCAGAGAGTTCAATACCGCATGGGGAGATCTAGATTCTGGCTTTCGGGCAATGTTTGAGCGTAACGGAATCACAGAAAGTGACTGGGATGCGTTTAGGAAGACAGATGTTATTCAGCATGAAGGCGCTGTCTTTGCTGACTTTGTGGCTGATGAGTCGATGAAGTTTCACACGATGGTTCTACAGGAAACAGATCTAGCTGTCCCAACGCCAGACGCCAGGGTTCGCTCTATTCTTACAATGGGGCAAAGCAGAGAGACGGTAGAGGGGCAGTTCTGGCGCTCAGCGTTTGCTATCAAATCATTCCCTATCACTATTGCAACGACACACCTACAGCGCGGTTGGTACATGGCAAGCAAGAAAGACAAACTGTCATACTTTGGGATGATGTTTGCGACCACATCTGTCCTTGGTGGTGTCGCGCTACAAGCCAGAGATGTTGCTGCTGGGCGAGACATGCGTGATATAGACGAGAAGTTCCTTGTTGCTGCTGTTTCCCAAGGGGGAGGACTAGGCATCTTTGGGGACTTTGTATTCAATGATGTCAACCGTCACGGATACAGTTTTGCCGAACAGCTAGCTGGGCCTTCATTCCAAACGCTTACTCAGCTTTATCGGTTAGGCCCAGGTAATGTTATAGAAGCTATATCAAATGATGAGGCCAATATATTAGACTTCTTTGCAGGAGATGCTTCCCTAAGAGATGTAGACGAGGCGACTAAATTTACATCAGAAGTAGGCAGGGCGATTGATCGGTTTACTCCGAGCATTTGGCAAACTAAACTATTTGAGCAAGCAATATTTAATTCTTATCAAGAACTAGCAGATCCCAACTTTGCAGAAAAGAAACGAAAGTTACTGCGAACAAGGGAAAAGGAGTATGGGCAGGGGTATTGGTGGAAGCCTGGTGAGTTCGCCCCAGAACGTGCGCCAGAAGCGCCTGAGATTACATTTGGAGAGTAAAGGTGACAGTATCAAGTACCACTAACAAAGTTAGTTATTCTGGCAACGGGAGTACAACTGTCTTTGCCTATACGTTCAAGATCTTTGCTGATAGCGACCTGGATGTGTACATCCGTTCATCAGCAGGTACTGAGACGCTCCAGACTTTAACCACTGACTATACGGTTTCTAATGCTGGAAATGACGCTGGTGGTAACGTGACGTTTGTTACAGCACCAGCATCGGGTGAAACTGTTGTTATCCAGCGCAAGCTAGCGCTTACCCAGGGTACAGATTACGTTGAGAACGATCCGTTCCCTGCTGAATCGCATGAAGACGCTTTGGACCGCCTGACGTTCATTACGCAGCAAATCCAAGAAGAGCTTGATCGATCAATCAAGGCATCGGTTACAAACACCATTTCCTCTACAGAGTTCGCAATTTCTGCTGCTGATCGTGCAGACAAGATATTTGCGTTTGATGGTAACGGTGACCTATCTGTTACCCAGGAGCTTGGTACATACCAGGGAGATTGGTCAGCATCAACTTCATACAATGCGCGTGACCTGGTTAAAGACACCAGCACCAACAACATCTTCCTAGCCAATACAGCGCATACGTCTAGTGGCTCACAGCCACTGACGACAAACACAGATAGTGCTAAGTGGGACTTGATCGTTGATGCAGCGGCAGCAACGACTGCGCAGACTGCGGCAGCAGCTAGTGCAGCAGCAGCATCTACGTCAGAAACTAATGCGGCAACATCAGCGGCAGCGGCAGCTACAAGCGCCTCTAACGCTTCAACTAGCGAAACCAATGCATCGACTAGCGAGACTAACGCTGCGTCCTCTGCAAGTGCTGCATCAACTTCAGCAAGCAATGCGTCTACGTCTGAGACAAACGCTGCGACTTCAGCAAGTAATGCGTCTACGTCTGAGACAAACGCTGCAGCTTCTGCATCAGCCGCAAGTACATCAGCATCAAACGCATCTACTTCAGAAACCAACGCAGCTACTTCTGCGTCAAACGCATCTGCCTCTGAGACTAATGCGGCATCCAGCGCTTCAGCAGCGTCTACAAGCGCCACTAATGCAGCAACATCTGAGACCAATGCTGCGACTTCAGCAACTGCGGCAGCAGCGGCACAGGCTGCTGCAGAGCTTGCGGCTGATAACTTTGATGATACTTACCTGGGAGCAAAAGCAAGTGACCCTACAGTCGATAACGATGGTGACGCGCTAACCGCTGGAGACTTGTACTTCAACACCACAGCTAATGACTTGCGTGTGTATAACGGATCATCTTGGCAGATTGCAGCGGTATCTACGGCTGGGCTTTTGGCTGCATCAAACAACTTATCAGATGTAAGTAACGCAGCAACAGCCAGGACAAACCTTGGTCTTGTTATTGGTACAGATGTTCAAGCGTATGATGCAACGATTGTTGTAGACGCAGACATCGGCGTCACTGTACAGGGTTACGATGTAGACACTTTGAAGGCTGACGTAGCTGACACGCTGACAGCACCATTCAGAGGCACAGTCACCACAGACAACGATCTGTCGTTTGACATGAACGCTACCAACTTCTTCAAATGCACACCGACAGGCAACGGCACACTGACGTTCACGAACATCACAG